TGATTTAGACCCTCAAAGAAACCTATTAAAGGAAACTAATAAGACCGCTAGATTTGCACGTCCTGAGTACGCTAAAATGATTGACATATTCTATAAACATGGATTTGTTTCTTTGGGTAGGGAAAAGAACTACGATTGGATGCACTTTCAGATAAAATAAATTAATTAACTACGTGCCAGACACGCTTCCCGTAAGAACAGCGTCCGAAGTTTGGACTTCTAAGTAAGGGAAATGACGATGTCTATAACTTTACTACCCCAAGGAAAGTTTCTCTAATTAAGAACTACTACCTTGGGTTTTTTGTTTTATATAAAGTTATTTGTATATTTGTAAAAATTCAATTAAATTAAAATATGAAAACGAGCCAAAAAGGTATTGAATTAATAAAACAATTTGAAGGGTGCAAGCTGAAAAGTTATAAGTGTCCTGCTTCCGTTTGGACAATTGGCTACGGTAACACGTTCTACTTAGATGGTAGTAAAGTTCTAATGGGTCAAAAGATTAGCCAAGTAGAAGCGGATATGTTAATGCTAAAACTATTGCCTAAATACGAAGCTACAGTAATCAAAAACATTAAAGTTACATTGAATCAAAACAAATTTGATGCCCTTGTATCATTTTGTTGGAACTGTGGAAGCTCACAAACTTTGTTTAGATTAGTAAATCAAAAAGCTACAGATGAGATAATCTATGATTGGTTAATTAACCATTATATAATGGGCGGTGGTAAAGTGCTTCCAGGATTAGTAAGACGTAGAAGGGTCGAAGCTGATTTGTTTATAAAGAAATAATCACTATATTTGTATGGGTTTTTCATAATTTCCCATGTGTTTGGTTAGGTCAAATTAACGCTATAGGCTCCACGCTTATAGCGTTTCTTAGTTAATACACTATTTAGATTCAATATAAATAGCAATTATTTTATAATAAAGTTTGTTATAGTCAATATTATAGTTATCTTTGCTATGTCAATAAGACGTAACAATAATAAAAACACAAATTATGAAAGCAACACAAAACAAATTAGAAAACATTTACATCGCACCCCCTTTAGGAATATGTATTAAATGGTGGAAGTCAAAAGGACAAGCCGAAGCAACTACAGGAAGCTTCAATTATGAGTTATATTTACAGTATTTAAAAGCAATAAACAAATAATTATGAGAAACACAATTAAAACCCTGGAAGAGTGCATAGCTGATTTAAAAAAATTAATTCCTAGTCATGCAAAAACAACATTTATCAATTATAAAGATATTGATTTAGAAGTAGAATTTCAAGATAGCTACGATAATAGATTCCCTGAAGACGGTCAATATGTTTATGTATTAAGGGTGTACGTTGCAGGCGTAGATATTACAGAATTATTCGAGCAGGAATGGATGCAAAATGAATTAGTAGAAATTTACCTTAAAAACCAAGAGTTATGAAAATATACGCAAAAATACACGCAGCTAAACAAGAGATAGGAGTAGTAAAAAAGAACGCTAAGAACCCACATTTTAAAAACACATATGCAGATTTAAACGCATTAATTGACGCAGTTGAACCGATACTACTATCGAAAGGTTTAATACTCTTACAACCGATTAAAGACGGTAAAGTGTTTACACAAGTAATAGATACCGAAACTTTTGAGATGGTTGAAAGTAGTATTGATTTAACAGCTAATTTAACAGCACAGGCGCTCGGGTCTCAAATAACGTACTATCGTCGTTACACGTTACAGAGTCTGATGAGCCTTCAATCTGACGACGACGATGGACAAAAAGCAAGTGCGCCACAAGCAATAACGAAACCTATTTGCTCAGCTGCATTATTTGAGAAAGCAATAAGTAGATATGAAGGATTAGAGTTAGATGTATTTGACAAGCTTAAAACAGCATATACATTGACAGCACAACAACAATTAGAAATTAACGAAATAACTAAAAGATGAACGTAGCTAAAATAAAAGCAAAAGAGTTGATAAATAAAATGAATGAATTTGCTCACACTGATGACTATGATTATGAATATAAAGGAGCTAAAGATGATAATTTTAACGCTATAAAATGTGCATTAATTTTAGTAGATGAAATAATAGCTTTTGAAAACAAAATAATCATTCAACTTCAAAAAATTGTTGAAGATAGAAACGGAGAATTTACAGTTCAAGATAGGTTGTGGCCTGAAGTTAAAAACGAATTAAATAGAATGTTATGAGCGTATCAGGAAAAGAATTTCTACACTTTAGAATGGAGGAGGAACAATATAGACAACTAGAAGACGAGCAAAGAAACGCTTTAAATATCTACAAAGTTGAAGTAGATGGTATAGATTATTCAAGCGATGAGATATGGGCAGCATTAAAAAAGAAGTCAACAAAGGCATACATTGACCTAAAAAATAGAGAGTACGACTTAAGGCATGATGTGAGATGAGTGATAATTTAAGACCAATACACTACGGGGGTGCTAGTAACCCCTATGAAGTGTTCAATGTTTTAGAAGCATGGGAACTAGATAAAGATTTTTACTTAGGTAACGTTATTAAATACATAGCCAGAGCAGGGAAAAAAGACCCTACTAAGGAACTAGAAGACTTGCAGAAAGCTGAAGTTTATTTAAACAGACGAATTAAACAACTAAAAAAATGAGAGAATTTCAAGACGATGAGAATATAAAAGAGATGAGATTTCTATTAAAATTATTTTTAACGATAATAGGATTAGTAGGAATAATGATAGGATTAACAGTTTACGAAATACTTACAAAATGAAAAGACAACTTAAAAAGAATATAATAGATTTTAGCGATATAGACCTTACTAACATCTTAATGATAACAGAAAACAACGGGTTAAAAGATGATGCTAACAGCCTTGTAAAATTAGCTTTTGAATTAATTAATAGATTAGTAGAAGCAGACTTAAAAATATTAAAACCATGAAACAGACAGCAGTAGAATGGTTATTTGAGCAATTAGATGTAGTTGATTCATCAATAAGTTATGATTTGTTTGAACAAGCCAAAGAAATGGAAAAACAACAAATTATAGAAGCTCACGGAAATAAACTGAGGAAATCTAGGGGAACAAGTAATTGTGAAGAGTGGGTAGGAGGAATTGATTATTATAACGAAACTTTTAAATCATGAAACTAGAAGACGCTATAAACCTTTTAAAAATACACCAAGAATGGAGGTTAGGTGCTGATACAGAAATGATATACCCTAAGGAATTAACACAAGCAATTGATATAGTAATTAATGAATTTACACTAATTAAAAAAGAGATGACAGCTAAGGAAAAATCAGAACACTTGATAAGACAAATGACAGTAGACTTTAATATAGACTACGACCAAAGCGTATTATGCGCTATGATATGCTGCGATGAGGTACTAGACCACTTACAGATTCACGATATCGTTATGATAGATTTTTGGGATAGGGTAAAATTGGAACTAGAGAAATTATGATAACAGAAAATTGTCTAGTAGGGTGCAAAGAAACGCACCACCATAAAAACTGCAGCGAGTATACAACAGGAATAGATTATGTAAAGCCAAACTTCTTAGAAGCTAAACAAGTCATTGCACGCGCTGGATATGCTAACTTAATAAGTACATTGAACATTTACACAATCATAGAGACTTATAAGCAGCAATATAGAATTCAATGCGACAACGGTAAAGTTCACAATCTATCAAAGAAATTGTTTTACACTAAAATTTAAGACATGGATAAAGAAATAGCATATATGAGATGGCTAAAACAGTTTAAAAGAACTAGATTGATGCCACTAAATAGAGAACACAACGGGGGCATTTTAAGAAATAAATATGAACGTAAAGATAAGATAGCATTTAACAAGTGTTTAAATGGCTTAGAATGGTTTAAAAACAATGAAAACGATTAATAAGATGAAAAAGTTAATAATGTTAGTGTCAATAGTAGGATTAAGTTACGCATGTAATAAAGATAATCCACAACCTAAACCACAAGAAAATTGTAATTGCGGTAAAATACTGTCAGACGATGTAACGGATTACTCTGTAGTGATAAGAAATAGTTGCACAGGTAACAATAAAAAGTTTATACTATATCCTGGTGATTGGGTAACAGCTTATGTAGGAAGTGATATGTGTATAGAAGGAGCTAATAAATGGTAACTATGAATAAGAAATTTAAAACACAGGAACGAAAGTTGAAGTTAATCAACAACCAACTACACTACAATAAGTTAATTGCTGAAACAATGACAATGCAACCGCTATTTTTAGAGAATTTTGAGGAGCTTAACGAAGTATTGCCAGAGTTCTTTACAACCGACTTACTTAAGAAGTTAGAGATGTTTAGCAATAGTCTTTACTATAAGCAATCAGATGAAGACTTATCGGAACTTGCAGACGAGCAAATACAAAATACTAAGGAATTAAGAGAATTTTTTAATAAAAGTTTTGAAATATGAGTGGTGGCGCTTTCGAATATTCTCAATATAAAATTAGAGATATTCACGAATATATACAACAGGAACTAGACAAACAAGGTCAAGAGAAACAAGTTAACAATATTTGGGAAAAAGAATACTATGAAAAATATCCTGAAGCTAGATTTGAGGAAGTTTATAGAGAAGACGTACAGCAAATATTTAAAGATGGTATTGAAGCGTTAAAGAAAGCTGAAATCTACGCTCAAAGGATTGACTGGTATCTTTCAGGAGATGATGGAGAAGATAGTTTAGTGTCAAGGTTAAAATCTGATTTAGATAAGTTAACATAGCTGCTTAATGCGTATTGTTCGGTTAAGCAACTGAATAGGGGGAGTAAAATAAACGCAATTATTTTGTCTAAGCTCCCCTTATTCTTACTTTGGCACTATTTAGAATTTACTGCCGAAACACAAATACACTACAAACACAATCATTTGCCGTATATTTGTGCATGAAATACTTTCCAATATTACTTTTATTATCCTGTAATACTAGCTTACACCAATACAATCTAGATAGTCAACGTAAAACTATGCTGAAATATTACAAGCAAAGCATACGTAAACAGCAGAATATAAGAGATAGGAGGGGTAAAACACTATTTAGAATTAATATAAATAAGAGTAAAAAGATTATAAAGTTTGTAATAGTCAATATTATAGTTAGATTTGCAGAAACAATTTAAAAACACAAAAATTATGAAGTTAAAAGGAACACAAATTGAAATGTTTCAACAGTCTGTTGAACTAATCTATGTAGAATCTGTAATAGGTTCAGGGTATGAAACACAAGTAGCAGAACTTGCGTTAATTGATAAAATAGCATATAGAGCAGCAAGAAAAAATATGCAAAAACATTCTGCAATAATTCTAAAAATTAATTATGAATTTGCA